AATAAAATAATGCATCTTTTTTCGATTATACTGCTCTCATCTCGGAGATATCGATATGAGTACGCAGTTCAGATTAAAAGAATCGGATCGATTATGGTTTGGATTCGTGGTTCCAACCATCTCAAAGCAGTATCCAGGAACATGGAGTTCTACACTCGGGATGAGCATCGATACCGGTAATGGGATCGATTATCTCTACCAGTACAATGGAGAAGAGAAAACCATCTCCGCTCGACTCTGGAAGAGTAGACCGATGCAACATTTCTCAATGAGACATAGGAGGAGCGCGTTCCCCGAGAGAGGATTGGAGATCGCTTCGCGCTTGAGCTCCATCGAGAAGGGAGAACTCATATCCGATCTGACTATGGAAGGATTTCTCTATAAAGGGAGACTCTATATGGGTATCATCGATACGCGATTACTCTATACCACGATAGAAGGGATGGTTCCCTTCCTGAGTGAGTTCTGGGTTCATAATGATTCCCCAGAGGATCTAACTTTTTTCAAGCGCGCGCCTTTTAATCTGTTTCCTCAGGAGAGCATCCAGAAGATTATCGAACCGTTACGAACCGAGCCTTAATCTCATCTACGATCTTAAAGATATGCTCTATCTTAGTTTCCAGAGTAGTTACCTTACGCTCTAGATCATTTATCTCCGTTACCAGTTCTCTTCGAATGGTATCCTCGCGAGTTTGCATATCTGCGATTACACGATCATAACGATCACGAAGCTCCTTCTCTTTCTGCTCTTGCTTGGTTTCGCGATCATCTGCTCGCTTCTGGAGTTCTTTATTCTGCATATAGAGGAATAAACCGAACGCGATATTCGCTCCCCCATTTAGCATGAGATGGATTAGATTCTCTTCCATTATAGCACCCAATCGAAGATCCCTACCGCGATAGCTTGAGCTATCGATTCGAGATGGGGGAGAGTTAAGTATTCGCGATGGGTATCGATGAACATAGGTTCGCAGCAGATCGCTACGGGATCCGATACTCCGCGGATGGTGTAATATGCGTTTCTAGTCCAGTCATCAGGATTCGCAGATTTAACGAGATATCGTTTGATATCTGGATATTTCTCTTGGTAACTCTCCATCCGAGCTGCGATCTTCTCTGCTAGATTCTTTCCATTCGTGGATAGATGATGATGGAAGAAACTCGCGTAATCTCCATTCCCTGCGTTGAGATGGAGGGAGAGATAGACTTGTGGCCCTTCGAACTGACTCGCGATATCATTAACTCTGCGGTGTCTATCGCGATATTCTCCATCCGATACGGAGAAAACAGTAGCTCCCATCTCGAGTAAATTTTCCTCGATGAGGAGCGATAGATATCCTGTATAGATAGCTTCCATCCCCTTTCCGAACTCTGGAGATGGTTCTATAGTAGCTCCCCGATCCATAGGCTTCGAAGGCTTTCCACAGTGTTGTCTATCTAAATATACTGTTACCATGATATTATCCTATCCGATATTTTATTGAATATCGGCAAATTCTAATCTCGAAGATTCACCAGAGGATTATCCTCGAGCTGAAGAATGAATCTCCATCGGTTATTACTCCAGGATTTACTCATAATCTGACATTTATGAGAATCATATCCGATTCTCTCTGAGGTTAGAGAAACAATATCTCCGAGATCTAAATATCCATATTTTGGAGCTGCTGAGATCTCTATCGCGTAAGCTGGTAGAGCATGATATCGAATCTTATCTCTCGCGATGCGAACCGCAGTATCCAGATCCCATACGAACGGAGCCTCGATAATCAGTTCACGAAGGCCATATCTCGAGAAGGAGATCTCCGCGAGCGCATCCGTATAAGTTAATCCGATCTCTTCTGATGCATCAGGATCGATTATTACCTTCGAGCGATAGTTCCCCTGAGAACCTTCATAACCGAATCGAACCGTTATCTTATTGTATATCTCCTGCTCGAGCGGAGTTAATGGAGAGATGATTTCTAGCTCTCCAGAGTCATAGAGATAATGAGTAGGTTCGATGGTTTGAGAGTACATATAGAGATCGAGATTCGGTTTGATTCCCTTCGGGCCATTCGTGATCTCGATGGGGAGTAACTCCCAGATATTATTCTGAATCCAATCGAGAGCAGATACCTCCAGATCGTTTACATATCCAGAGAACTTATATCGATTGAGAACTCCCTCGAGGCCTCTCCACGCTCCGATATCATAATCTAACCCCGAGAGCTCAAGAACGAATAGAGATAGATCTACTGCGGATTTGAGGGAACCATTCGAGAACGGATTCGGATGCGCTCCATTAGATTCTCCCCAAGATGCATAATAACCGAAGGAGAGCTCTGGGGAGGATAGTTGGAACCCATTATCCTCGAGATTCGTTCCCTCTGGGGATCCTACTCCTGTAATGTAGTAAGGAACATACGAGAGAGTTTTTCCTCGAGAATCGACCATCTGATAGGCTGGATTCAACATATTTCCCCCATTTCCATCATATACTCGAACCCTCCCTCCGATAACTTCATGATAGGCTACGAGAAAGTATTGAGTAAGGAGAGTGGGAGTTCCTCCAGCTTGATAGGCTGGAGAGGTTGGGATTTGATTCTCCGTAGTGAGATCTCCATCTCGAGTTTCCAGAGTAGCGATTCCCAGATCCCCGAATACGAATGGAACGACCTTTCCCTTCGATTGCTCGATTATCCCGATAGCGAACTCCTCTTCTCGTATAATATGATGAGTTCCTACGAGCTTGATATCTCGAATATTCGTACTGTTCTCGATGGAGAAGGAGATAGATCCCATCTGAGCTGCTGGATCTCCGAAGATGGCATCCAATACGCGGCCCTTAAATATCCCGATACGATCTTGGATGGTGAAACTCGTTTTCCCTTCGAATACGATAACCATCGAGAGCTCGCAGGGAGAATCGTTAAGAGTCCTCCCTCGCTTCCATTCTCGAATCCAATCTACCTCTTCGAATACAAGTTCGAGAGAGATCGTATTCGCTTCCAAATCTACTCCTACTCTCTGAGATTGGAGATTGACATCGGGATCGGAGAGGCCTCCTCGATATGGGATAATCTGATTCTCCGCGATATCTTCGATCTGAATCGGGATAGTAGAGAATCGATATGGAGTTCCATAATATTCGATCTCCAATAGGAAGCAGATATCTCCCTGGATTATATCGCTGCGCTTAATAGAATCCATTATTCAATCTCCTCGAGATTCATAGTAGAAACTCGGAATAATTCATTCTCCAGCTCTTCACCCAATACGGACTCGATAGAGATCGCTCCAGTAGTTCTACAAAGGAGATGATCATATAATCGATTCTGAAGCTGCTCATCGGTTCCCTTCTTGATGAGAGGGAGATAAACGATTGGGAGCCTATTTTGGAGATATCGAACTATCCCTTGCATGAGGAATGGAGCATCCCCATAATTACCTACTGGAAGAGCTCCGCTAGTGCTGCTCATTTGCCAATAGTCTGGAGCTCTATCATATAAACGAGTAGTATCGATGGGTTCAGTCCACGCGATAGAGACTGTTCTACGGCCTTCGCTCATCTTTCGAGAAAAGAACATCCCATCCAACGTGCTCTCGGTTTGAATATTCGGTTCGTAAGAGATAACGCGGCCTCTCTGATATTGAGGAGCTGGGAACGCGATTGAACCCATCAGCATCGATCCGATCTGGAAGTATCCCTCGAGAGTAGCTTGAGGAGGAATGGAGATCGCGAGAGCTCGGGTTCCCAAGTTGACTCCATCGAGCCTCGCCTTCGTGAAGGTGATACTCGGAGGGATGAGTTCGATCTTTCCAGTAGCTGGAATGGTAGAAGGATCGGTTAACTTGGTATCATATACGAGAACCGCTTGCTTAGAGTCCGTATTATCTCCCCAGAGGCCCTCGCTATTCTGCACGATCTTAACGATTATCTCCGTATCCTCTCCGACTGAGAGTTTAGCTCTCCATCCTACGACCTCCCCATAATGAAGATAGAAATCGTTCCCTACTCCATTCGGTACGATCGTAGCTCCTCGGAGTGTATAATCTCCAGCAAGATCTCCAGCAGTATCGATGGAGGCTAGAATATCCCAAGCGGATCCATTCCAAGATAGGAGATCGAATTTCTGGAAATTGATATTCCCCAAGTACAACCCGAGAACATCACTCAAGCCCATCGTTTTTATCGCGCTTCCTACGTTCTCATCCATAAGAAGAGGGATTCGATTCGTAGCTGAATCATTCAGAGATCTCCACGTAATCCGAGGAGAGAGAGAGATTTGATGGAAGATATTATCGATGGGATAATCGTATCGAGCTTCGATCTTGTATATATCTTCTCCCCGAGCTGGAGAATCCTTCGCGGTTATATTTAGGCCTCCATCGAGATAGATATATTCCCCATAGTTCGGATAGAGAGCTCCTCGAAGGGAGGTATCATATAATCCAGCCTGCTCTCCGCTCGAGATGCTAACCTCTTGCCAGTGAGAGATATACTGATCGGTTCCAGTAAATGCTCTATGACCCCATTCAATAGTATTCCCCAATCCCGTACCGATTTTCGCGATACTGCTGATCGATTCGAGATTCCATTTTTTTGCACTTTTCAGATCTGCGGTTCGATAATAGATCTTCGCTTGGGTATCTTTCCAAAATATTACAATCTCTGTGGATACTGTCATATCATGAGAGATGGTAGCTTTTACTCCCGAGTTATCTCGTACTTGTATCGTAGTTTCGGAGAATCGAAGGATTAACTCTGCGCTATTCGTTGAGAGATCATCTTGAGCAGATCTAAACGCGATATAATCATGGAGTAAACTTGTATTCTGATCTACTTGTAATCTCAATCGGATAACCTGACCTTCCGAGAAATAGTTCCCAGAATGACTATATCGATATTCTCTGATATTCGTACTT